TAAGGTTAAACAATTAGAAAAAGAATTAGATATTATAAAAACAGAAAATGAAATAAAAGATTATGAAATAAGAAAGCTCAAAGATAAGGTAGATATGCTGCAAAAACAAAAAAAGATACTGCAAAACTCGATAAGGAAGTATGGCTAGATGGACTTACGCATTTAGCAATGGTGGTTATAACGATTGGCACAGACAATTTGAAGGATTAGCCGGTATAGACATAGATTTTATTGAAGTTTGTCCTAAATGTTATCAACCTTTAGCTGTAAAAGAGACTTGCTATGACAAGGGTCAAGTTTACAAGGCTACAACCCTTACAAAGATAGTCGCTAATGCTCTTGAGATACCCGGATTTTTAGTTTTCTATACTCCTATGGGTCAGAGTATGAAATTTAGGATAAAACGCATTACAGAGCCTGTGAGTGCCATATACGAGCTAACACAGGATGAGTGGTTAAGGTATCTATATGAGTTGCATAAAGAACACAGGAGGTGTTGCAAAAATGCAACAGAAGTATGAGCCACACATAAGGGTTAAGTTTTCCTTGTTTAATGATAGTCAGTTTAGAACCATTCCAAACAAGCAAAAAGCTAATACAATTATGGTATTCATTTGTTTACTTAAGTTTGCAAATGCCAAGACTTTACAATGCTACCCACGCAAATCCACAATCTCAGATATGATTGGGTTATCACGATCCACAATTTATCGTTGCACGACCCTATTAGAAAAAGCGGGTATTATACAGAAAAAAAGGCTAAAATCTACTATTCTTTACACAATAAACCCTGATTACATTGTAGGTTATAAACAAGACAGGTCACACAGACACTATGACAGGTCACACAGACACATCGGTGTGTCTGATAGATCAGTATTAGAAGAACTACCATATAAACTAACTAGATTAAATACCTTTATAAAAGGTCTTGCGGAGAGTGGTAGCGATAAAGAAACTATTTTAAAACAGATAGCGAATAACTTTACTAAGCAAGAATTAAATCAAGCTATTGATAATAATGATAACCCCTATCTTTGTAAACAAGCTCTTGAAATACAAGGGGATGCTGCCAAGAATTATGTACCAGTTCATATAATAAAAAATGCTGTGGATAATATGCGGAAAAAAACTAATTACTTTTATAAGAATAAGGTAGCTAAGAATAAGAGGGAACATGGCAGGATTTCAGCAACGAAAAGTTTTTTGTCAAAGTCTAACAAGAAGAAGTAAACGACCCTGTAGAGCAAAAGGTTATCCAACTGCTAATGGCAAATTTTTATGTATGTTTCATGGTGGTAATAATATAAAAGGATTTAACCAAAAAAAATATACACATGACACAAGAATCAAAGCACTCTCAAAGCTCAAACAATTCAGAGATAAAACAATCGAACAAGTCACAGAATACTATAATGAAAAAGTCAAGCCAAGAATTGGAACTAATGAAAAATCAAGATATTATTATAAGCAATCTTATCGAAGGAAAAACCCTTACAGAAATAATACAGGATCAAAAGCTCAACCCCTCACAAATCAGCTTGATGAAGTTTTACGCCATCTTAAAAAAAAACAAGGAACTAAATGACAAGATTACTGACGCTAGAAAAATTGGTATCCAAACTTTAATTGATAAGTTGCTGCAAATCTTTCAGTATCAAGAAGTTGAAAATCCAAATCAAATACTTTGGATCAGAGAAAAAACAAAGTTTATTACTTATCTAGCTGGTAAGCTAACAGATTTATATTCGGATAACAAACCTGTAAAGCAGAATATAGATCAGAAAATTTCTGTATCTTGGCAAGATAATGATATTTTGGATGTAGACGCAATCGAAATTGATGATAAAACAAACCCCTCGCTATAATTAAATTGCATAATGTAGTCAATTCTAGTTTACTCATTTAAAATTCTAACATAACCATTAAGGTTAATATGTCAAGCATAAAATATTCTAATTTATTACTTCATTAATATTGTAATTTATTACTTCATTAATATTGTAATTTATTACTTCATTAAAATGTAATTTATTATGTAAAAAAAAATCTAATTTATTATTTCGTTGTATGTTTATTTTTTTTTTTTTTAAATTATTTCCTGTCCTTGCTTATTAAATTTTTTATTAATATTAGGCACATATAAAAAGCCATTTTCTTTTAATTGTTTTAATGTATTATAAAACCATATATTATTAATATTATGCTGAAATTCAGTTAAATTTTTATAGTATTTTCTGGACCAATTATATTGCTTGTGAGTGGTGGAGCATTTGCTGCTGTTTTTTGCGGTCATATAGTCTTTTATTTTTAGTTATTTTGTTTTTAAAATGTCTTAATTGTTTAGCTATAGGATTTCTTTTTTTGTTTAATTTTTGCATTAATTAAAATACAATAGAACCCAACAAAAAACCAACTAAAAAGCATTGATATTCATGCCTATAATATAGCTCATAAAATTTTAACGCTTCAAAAAATTTATTCATTTTTTAATTATTATTTTTTTTAAACCTAATAATTTTAATTGTAATTTTGTTAAATTTCTGCCATTGTTTAATCTTTTAAATGATTGAATATTTAAAATTTGATTGTTTTTATTTACATATACCTTTTTAATTGTCATTTATAACCCCCTATTAAATTAGCAATAATTTTTGGCGTTATCTTTTTTGGTATTGGTAGCCGGTATTTAAGCCAATCGGTCCAGTATTGTTTAGTCCTATATATTTTTAATATAGGTACTTGATACATATTAAGATTGTATTTTTTCATTTTTATTGTCTTTTTGTTCTATGTTTATTTCTTTAAAAAACTTTTTACAGCTTTTTAAATAATCTTTACTTAAATATTTATGATCATATATGAAATAATTAAGTAAATTATTTTTTTTTGATCTTATTTTTTTCATATAATACCTATTACATATATAAAAAAATATAACCAAGCTGATAAACCCGCAGCAGCTATTAAAAACGTTGCTATTGTTATTCCTGTATTCATTTTTATATCCCTTCAGTTGTTTTAAATAATATAGACATTTTGGTTATATATTAACATGGTTAAAAATGTCGCAGGTGTAAATATATATATAGACATTTTGGTTATATAGTTATAAAAGATTAAATGTCAATTATGACAAAAAACAAACTAACAAAAGAAGGATAACATGACACCAATTAGAAAAGATGAGAAGGAATACAATCTCAATAGAGCTAGAAACCTATTCAGAGACAAGGCTCAAGCTGTTAGAACTGAGATCCAGCAGAAGGCTCAAGAACTATCAGACAAAAAAAAACCTTCTTTTCAAAAATTAGTTAAAGTTGATAAAAAGATGGCAGCTTTAATTGATGCAGAAAAGAAATATAAAAAGCACATGCAGAATAAAGATAGCACAGAAAAAAAACTATTTTTAGATATGCAGAAAAAAGCTAAAGAAGTCTCGGAGCATCTAAACCGGGTATCTAATGTTAGAAGCTGGAGTAAAGATTTCACCGGATATAGGACCAATGATATAGATAGTCCAGCGTCTGATGAGTTTATAGATGATTTAAACAGTTGCTGTTATGATGAGAGCTTCAAATATATAGAGGATAATCACAAGCTAAGAAAAGTATTACAGGACTTACACGACAAAGTTGAAGCTGTTTTTAATATGGGTCTTAGTTTACATACAGCACAAATAGAAGCTAAAAAAATCTATAATGAAGCAGGAATTGAATATTATATTCCCCCTGCATTATTAGCGTTACCAAGTAAATAATAATAATAAACAATTAACCCCTGATTAATTATTTTTAGTCAGGGGTTTTTTATTACTTGTATTAAACTTAGTATCATAACACAGACCCCCGCAATTTTTTCACTCGCATATATAAGCGGTTATTGGTTCCGATAATCATAAATTATCACTAGTAATTATTTACTGCATTATCTAGCTTTTTTGTTTTGTTATAGGGGGGGTATATCCCCTGTTTTACGCTGCGGTCTAACTATATATATACATGGGAATAGAGGACACCCTTACAGACAGCCACCCTTTGACACCAAGAGCTTTATAAACTAGATATGGTATATGGATGATTTTTTAAAACAAGGTTTAGAGTCAGTTGCTTTTATTGAGAAAGGAACTAACAATGTAGTTATAGTATTTGAAGGCTTTTCTAATCAACTAGCTTCACAGCTATTTATTACTTTTGCTATGGTTAGTCTTGGATTTGATTACGAAACAACTGAGCATATGCCTAGTAAATCAATCCACTAAGTATGGATATTAAAATACCTTATACGCCAAGAAAGCATCAAGCCTACTTGCACAACCAAATATCAAAAAATAGATGGTCTGTTTTAGTTTGCCACCGAAGATTCGGCAAAACAGTTTGCATGATCAACCATTTGATTAGATCAGCTCTAACTTCTAAAAACAAGAACCCAAGATATGCCTACATTTCGCCAACATTCAAACAATCAAAAGCTATCGCATGGGATTACATGAAACAGTTTACAGCCAAAATACCTTTCACAAAGTTCAACGAAACAGAACTGAGAGTTGATTTACCCAATGGCTCTCGTATCACCTTGCTAGGCTCAGAGAACTCTGACAGCTTGAGAGGTATATATCTTGATGGCTGCGTGATTGATGAGTACGCAAATGTCAATGACAAGCTGTTTCCTGAGATTATCAGACCAGCACTATCCGACAGAAAGGGGTACTGTGTTTTTATTGGTACACCACAAGGTATGAATAATAATTTTTATGAATTATATCAACATGCACAAGGAGCTGATGATTGGTTTCATTACAAAGCTAAAGCTAGTCAAACAAAGATTGTAGATGAAGAGGAGTTGAGCAAAGCGAAAGAAGTCATGGGTGAAAAGAAGTTCTTGCAAGAGTTTGAGTGTGATTGGATTGCAAACATTGAAGGAGCTATCTATGGCGATGAGATCGCAAAACTTGAAAACAAAAGACAGATTACAAGAGTTCCATACGATCCGAGCTTACCTGTGTCAACCAGTTGGGATTTGGGTGTTTCAGATCATAGCTCAATAATATTTTATCAACAACTTGGTAGAGCCATAAATATAATTGACTACCATGAAGAGAGAGGCAAAGGATTACCGCACTATATTCAAATGATCAAAGAGAAAGAATATGTTTACAAGGATCATTTTGCTCCGCATGATATTGAAGTTACTGATTTTAGCAATGGTAAAACCCGGAGAGAGGTCGCCTATCAGCTAGGAATTAGGTTCAGGGTTGTTCCTAAAATACCTTTAGAAGATGGTATACACGCAACTACCATGACTCTGCCTAGATGTTGGATTGATGTTGACCATTGCAAAAACTTGATAGATGCGTTAAGACATTACCACAGGAAGTATATTG